AATGGCAAAACCATTTTTGATATGTTTCCCGATACAGATTTTATGGATTATACCAAAATTAAAAAGAGAATGTTGAAATTTTGCAATGATAAAATGCCAGCAAACTATCATTTGACATTTTCAAAATCAGAATCCAATTGGGAGTCGTGCTTAGAAGTGTTAAACGCTGGCGGCAATGTTGCGGCTGTATTTGATACGATTCCAGAAACATATTCTGGTTTTGATGTGATTGATGGCGACTCTCACGATTGGCGGCCTATAGATCCGCGAGGCGTTATCGTCGGATTAAAAGCAAAAGGTGAAGCAAAAACGGATCAATCGGGATTCGTTATTAGGATAAAGGAGTCGGTATAATGGGCGATAATAAGCAACATATAAGCGGATTAGGCATATTCAAGGCGGATCTATTGGCGCGGCAATGGGGGTATGATGATGCAGAGTCTTGTGTTCACGATTACATATTTGACTCTCTGGTTCCGTCAATTTGCATGAATCCCGATTGTGACTACTCAACAGAATATGAGCCTGATCAGACTCGCGGATTTTGTGAATGTTGCGGCACTAATACTGTAAAGAGTATACTTATCTTATCTGGTTATATCTGACGCATAATTCTTTTCACGGTTGACTCCCCACCTAGGCCGCCATTGTGCGGCCATTTTTTTATCTATTAGAGCCAATATAAGGCCGCTACAGTAGGGCAAAGACTCGCTTAAGTATGTCTGGACCTGTTTTCTTTTTGGCTACTGTGTGAGGCTCTCTGTGGCTCTCAGGCCATGTTCTATTTGTGATCACATATCAAACGCTTGTAATACTTTTGTGATCACATTTGAGTCTGTCCTCTGGTATTTGTGATCACAAACAGAACCGACCGAGTGGTTGGCGATTCGCTATCCGAGCGTATATATTTCTCGTTTGTCAACCTATCCTTTTGCCCCCTTGACATACCCAAGTTGGGACCCTCCATATTCCTACGGGTGATTCGGCTATCCGAGCGTTACCCACCCTACATCCGAAAACAAAAAAAGTACAAAAAAGATTCGTTTGTTATCAATAACTTATAAAAAAGTTACAAAAACTGTGTATAAAATCTAAAAAAAAGCCGTTATATATACATAAGAGATATACTTAAGTATATAAACTATAGTAAATGGGATATATATTAATATATAATATATCCCATAAACTTAAGTATAATACTTAAGTATGATCAATTAAGAATTGATTAACAATTAGCTTAAAGCTAATGAGGGTTTTCCCAAGTCAACCATGACAGATCTTTACGGTATTGTTGTTTTGAGGGACAGTCATGCCGATGCACTTGGGAATTTTAAACAGAGGCCGTAGATTGTGACTGATAGCAGAGCATTACCATATAGCGAAGTTGTCGCAAAGAAGATCCGTGAGGGTATTCGTAACGGTGTGTCGATGAAAGACATTATGGGGTCGATACAGAAGTATCAGAATGCCCCACGTTCTACGAATACTCTCTATAAGATCTATGGACAAATGATCTCAGAAGAACGTGCTGAGATTATAGGTCAGGTTGGCGCTATTGTTGTTCAACAGGCACTTGATGGCGATTTTAAAGCTGCTGAGTTTTATCTACGGTCTAAGGGTGGTTGGTCTCCTACTCAAACTATTAATGAGGTTGAGCAGTCTGAAGACCCCGATCTTGATGAGGGTGCGATAAACACTTTAATGTCGTTACTTGGTAAAAATGAAGATAACAGCGAGTGATCTTAGGTCACTACCACCCGAAAAATTACAACAGGTACTTTCTGAACTAGGGCAGAATAAGGCTGAAGAGCTTAGGTATCTGTGGCCCTTTTGGGCTAGACGAGAGCAGCTAGAACCAGAGGGTGATTGGAATGTCTGGATAGCTCTTGCTGGTCGTGGTTGGGGAAAAACTAGGGCTGGAGTTGAGTGGGTCAGAGAGCAAGTTAAGTCTGGTAAGAAACGGATTGCTGCTGTTGCTCCTACAAACTCAGATATCAGAAGGGTTATGGTAGAGGGTGAGTCTGGTTTCCTTAATGTTTGTTGGAAGGGTGACAAGACACACAGAGGCGGTAAAATGGGATTCCCTGTTTGGTCGCCTACTAATAGAACCTTAACGTGGGAGAATGGAGCTAAGGTAGAGTTCTATTCTGCAGAAGACCCAGAGCGTTTACGTGGACCACAGTTTCATGCAGCTTGGGCAGATGAGGTTGCAGCTTGGCGTAACCAGCAAGATGTTTGGGATATGTTGCAATTTACTTTACGTCTTGGTCGTAAACCAAGGGTGATGGTAACAACCACACCAAAGCCCACTAAGTTGATGAGGGGCTTAATTGCTTCTCCTGATAGCTACATTACCAGAGGATCTACCTTTGATAATATGGACAACTTGGCAAAGCCATTCCTTGATACAGTTAAAAAAGAGTATGAAGGAACAAGGTTAGGGCGACAAGAGCTTTATGCTGAGGTGTTGGAAGAAGCTGATGGCGCACTTTGGACAACAGAGATGCTTGACCAGTGTACCATTGAAAGAAGCGAAGTACCAGAACTCAATCGTATTGTTGTTGCTGTAGACCCTGCTGTAACAGCTAAGACAGAATCTGACATGACTGGTATCATTGTTGCTGGTGTGGATGTAAACGGGATTGGATACGTACTTGAAGATGCCACGGACAGATTTAGTCCTCAACAATGGGCAGCGAAGGCTATCTCGTTGTACAGGGAATATAGTGCGGATCGTATTGTTGCCGAAAGGAACCAAGGCGGTGAAATGGTCCGTAGGACACTTGAGGCAGAAGATGAAACAGTTCCTATTCGCCTTGTACATGCTAGTCGAGGGAAAATGGCTAGGGCTGAACCTATATCTGCACTCTATGAAAAACATAAAGTCAAGCATGTTAAAGGTCTTGACGAGTTGGAAACGCAAATGAGAACTTGGGAGCCTTTAGGTTCTCTGGGATCTCCCGATAGGTTAGACGCTTGCGTGTGGGCATTAACCGACTTGATGCACCACGGTAATCCAACCCCTACCTTAAGACTTGCTTACTCTAGCGCAAAAGGTTTAGTGGCCTAAATGAAGAAGATTAGTGAACAGCTAGGTAAACTAGAGTTAGGCCAAGGTGGGGAACAGACCCGCAATGGTACTATTCGTGCAGATGAGTTTCTGCAGGAGATCAAAGGTAAGAAGGCTATCAACAAGTTTCGTGAGATGCGAGACAATGATAGCACTATTGGCGCAATTATGTACGCCACAGAGCAGGTTCTACGTGATGTAGATTATTATGTTGAACCAGCTAAAGATACAGCAGCAGGTAGAAAAGAAGCAGAGTTTGTCGAAGGTGTCCTAAAGGACATGGAACATTCTCTTGATGACCATATTGCAGAAGCCCTTTCGCACTTGACGTTTGGGTTTTCTTTGTTTGAGGTGGTCTATAAACGTAGACGTGGACCTAGAACAGATGATCCAAAGTCTTATAGCAGATATTCTGATGGTAGGATAGGCGTAAGGAAGCTGGCTTCTAGGGCGCAATGGACCATAGAAAGTTTTGACGTTAATAAGACAACAGGGGATATACTGGGTGTAAAGCAAGAGCAGAACTACGGACTTAAAACTACCTATATTCCTATTAATAAGTTGTTGCATTACAGAACAACAAATACAAACAATGACCCTTCTGGTCGTTCTATCTTGCGGAACGCTTATACTTCGTATCAGTACCTAAAGAACTTTCAGAGTGTGGAAGCCATAGCTGTTGAGAGAGAGCTTCATGGTGTTCCTATTGGAAGGATTGCTGCAGAATATCTTTCTCCTGATGCAACTGCTGATCAAGTATCAGTACGTGGTCAGATGGAAAAGATCTTAAGGGATCTTAAGTTTAATGAGCAAGGCTATGCTTTGTTGCCCTCTGATGTATACAGAGACATAGATGGAAAACCAACCAACCAGAGGATTGTCGATATTGAGCTTATTACAAGTAATGGCTCTCGCAACATTGATATTAATCCTATCATCAGCCGCTATCAGCACGATATTGCTAGGAGCGTTATGGCTGAGTTCTTGATGTTGGGTGCAGGAGCAAATGGCTCTTATGCGTTAAGCAAATCTAAAACTGACTTATTCCTACGCTCTATGGAAAGTTATATTAATTCTATTTTTGATGTGTTGAATAAGCAGTTAGTTGAACCGCTTTGGCATATCAACGGTCTTAACTTTGACCTCATGCCAAAGATATGCGCAGGTGATGTAGCGCCACATGACCTGAGAGAACTTGGTAGTTACCTACGTAACTTGAACGGCGCTAACATAGACCTGAGTGATCAGGATGACATTGTAAATGCTCTGTTAGCTAATGCAGAGCTACCACCAAAGAAAAGTGAGTAAACAAAATGGCAAGTTTTAACAAGATCAACGA